GAAGAAACCATACTTGCTAGCCAAGCTGCTAGACTTGAACAAGAAAGAGTCAGGGTAGAAAAAGCAGCTCAAGAAACATTAGAGAATGCTAATGCAGGTTTGACTATAAACTCAGCAGCTACAATAATGAGAAAAGTTAGTCCTGAACTAGCAGATCAATTTACAACACTGTTTCCTGCAACAGCGGAAGGAGCTGCCGCTGCTAAAGATTTTGCTCTAGAGTCAATTAGAAGTCCAGAAGCTGATTACACTGTAGAGACTGTATTAAACAATTCTGGAATACCAGAAAGAGTAATATTTGATAAGAATGACGCCAACTATAGACGAGTTCTTGGCATAGATGACTCAGTGTTGTCGGGCAATGCAGGTAAAAAGTTTGGCAAGCTAAACCAACCCGCAGGCACATCTATTGATGTTGACTCTTTTAATTATAAGAGCAATGCTAAAAAAGTGTTAGGTATTGCGTTTAATCCTTATTTAGAATCTATAGTCGGCCCAACAGAACTTACACGAGCAATGCCTAATCTTTTAATAGAAGAACCACAGCAGCAGCTCAGGCGGCAAATTACAAACTCTAAAACTGAAGGTATATTGCCTATTGTGCGTTTAGTAGCTCCTGTAACAGAGCCTGATATTAAATTATTACAGGACATTCAACTAGGTTTCCAAGACACACAAGAAGTGTGGATACAGAGGACAGTAGAGGAAATACTGCCGTTGGCGATTAACGCAATGTATAGAGGCGTTGCAGAAGAAGGCACTAGCGCTTCGGTAGTTCATCAGTTTGCTTTGGCTTCTGCCGCAGAGGTGTTTACACAAATAGCAGAGCATCCAGATTACTTTGGAGATTATGATTTAAAAGACGCTTCTGACGCTGCTTACGATCTACTACCTAACGCAGCTTCTATTGATATGCGTGAAATACCTACAAACGTGTTGTTATTTAAAGGAAGAGATGGAAAAGCCTACGATACTGAAGTATTAGCTTCTTTGCGAAAAGCATCAGGGCGCAGCATAGAGCAACAGGTTGAACTTCTTGGGTTAGAGGAAATGAAAAGGAGCGAAAAATGAGCAATGAGTCAGTTGTAGACGCAATACGTAATTTTGCTCAGTCAAGTTCTTCTCCAGAAAATATGAAGGAGACTATACGAGATATGTCAGGTGCTTCTGAGTACCAAGAGTTAAAAAAAGGAGCTGTAGAGACTAATTTAATTAGTGCTAAAAGACGAGCTACAGAGATTGGTCAGGCAGGAATGCAGCTAATGACTATGGGCTTTGAAGCTGTTGGCGCTATACCAGAAGGAGCAACAGCAGACTATACAAACCAAATAGCAGAAGAAGCCAGAGCCTACGCAAAGACACCCTACGCAAAGGAAGGCGGGCTTGGTCAGCTGCTTGTTGATGTTGCTGTGGCTATTCCTTTAATAGCGTTAAATGCACCGTTAGCTGCCACTGTTAGAGGCGGTATGGCTTTAGGCGCTCTTGAAGGATTGACAAGACCTGCCTATACTCAAAAAGATGCAAACCTGTTAAACCCAGAACGTATGAAGAATGTTGCTATGGCGTCTCTGGCAGGCGCGGGCGGGGCATACCTGTCTAACAAGTTACTTAACCCAACAGCTGTAACTGTCCAACAGAAAATGACCACTGCTCCGTTTAACATGATAGAGAGGAAAGGGCTAGAAGGTATACAAAAAGAAGCAGCAAAAGAAGCAACAGACGCTGCTAAAAAACTAGATACGTTCGTCACCCCTGCCGAAGCAACTAGAGATGCCTTAGCTGTAGAACGAGAAAGCGGTCTTCGGTTATTCGGTAAAGCAAAACGAGATTTAAACACTATATTAGAAAAACGTGAAGCGACCCTTCAGTCAAACATCAACGATATTGTTGCAGGGATTGTGCCAGAAGGAACAGACGCCGCTAGAGCCACAGCTAGGCAGTTTTCAGAAAGCGCTTATAACACCCCTTTTCCTTTGGTTGCTGAGTTTGCGGCAGAAAGCAAAACCTTACAAGCTGCTTATGATGCGATAAGAGGCACAGGAAGACGTGAATTTATAAGACGATCTGGTGGTATAATAGACATTAAACCGAACACGGTTGGTGATCTGCACCTAATGCGTTTATATGTTGATGATTTAATTAAAGAGTCAATAGCAAAAAAAGCAGGCTATGCTGAATTTGCACAGGCAAGAAATGATTTATTAGCTATGGCAGACACTTTTGCTCCAGAGTATGCGTTGTCTCGCAACATAAATCAAAGAATTCTCCTACAAGATAAAATAATAGGTACTTTAGATAAGGCTAAGAAAAACAACCCTAGAGGAACTACGTCTAGTTTTTATAACAACTATCTCGAAAATACAGCAAAGACTGATAAGTTCATGTCAGAACTAAATAACATAACAGACGAAGCTGTTAGAAACAATATAATCAGGAATGTCGAAGTGATTGAGCCTGTACTACGAGCTGTTAATAACAGTCCACTAGATACAGCTCTTAAATCTGCTACAAAAGAAGCAGAAGCTAGGGCAGCAGGTGTCGGTGGGCCGCGGGGTGTTCTATTAAACTTAGTGACTAATGTTACAGACGGATTACTTGATAATGAGCTTGTTGGTTTTATCACAAGCCCAAACTGGATAGGACGCTTTGATAAGTTAGCTGTTAATAAATCACAAACCCAGAAGAATGACATCTTATTGAAGTTGTTTTACGAATACGTTGGTAAAGTTGCTCCAACAACAGCAGCGTCTATACAGCAAGGTAAGGCTGCAATGAATAGGCAGGAACAGACACAGATGCAGCAACAACCTGCACCGACTAACTAGGTACTACACAGGCGCGGCAGACATCAAAAGAATAGCATAGATTTATTAACTTGTAAACTAAGGAGTAAGACAATGCCAATGGTAAATGGTAAGAAATACAGCTACACTACAAAGGGTAAAGCAGCAGCTAAGAAGGCAGCAGCTAAGAAAGGCACTAAGCCTAAGATGACTAAACGTAAGTAACAGAATCCTCTGTGCTACCTTAGGATCGTCCCTGCGGACGTAAACAAAAAAGCCCTGTAGAGATTGGGATGCTCTACAGGGCTTTTTCTTACTCGTCAGTTAACTGCTTTATTACTTTCCTACCTCTAACAATAAAATCATTAACCTTCTCGTCTTCTTCCATAAGCTGCTTCAGGCTGTGTGGCAGATGATCTACGTCCCAGACTATCCTACACACACAAGCTGAACCAACCTCTTTTAGCGTTATACAGCCGTTACAGTAACGACCCACTAGATGCCACAGACACCAGAAGCACACACAGCTTCACTGTTCTCTTCAAACACCACACCCTTGTGCTTCATAGCCTCTTTGTAGCTACACATCGTTAATGGCTGACCACCACGCGCACCGTCAGGATAGCAAGTAAAGCCTCGTAGTCGTGGAGCATACTTAGCCAGTATTGTGGCAAACTCCATCACACGATCTTCGTTGTTACCTTCACTGCCCCAAGGCGGTAGGTTAATGGTAGATGAGATAGACATATCAACATAGTCTTGAACATCAGCTTGGAACTTCAGCCTACGTTCAAAGTCATTAACCATTGATGATGACGTATCAATCTTATCAGGGTCTAGTCCGTGTGTCTTGATCAGGTCTTCCGCTGTAGCATCTACAACGTATTCATACTTCCACTTATCACCACCAACTAAGTAACGACGTTTATAAGCAACAGCAAACAACGGCTCTATACCTGTTGTCGTACCCGCTAGGATGCCTATAGTGCCTGTAGGAGCGATTGCACGGTAGGCGACAGGCTTGGATATACCTAGAGCGTCACAAAGGCTGTTAGCGGCCTTCTCGGACTCGTCACGGTACACTTCTAACCAACGGTGTAGCTCTTCTGTAACCTCGTATGAACTCCCACGCTTCAGTAGGAATTCGTGCATACCCATCAAGCCCAAGCCAAGCCGTCTGTTCTTCTGTCTAACAGCGTACACTTTCTTGGTTGGTAGGTCGGCGGTAAGTGTGCCTGCGACAAGGAACATTGAGGCAACTCGTACGATTGACCTGAACTCTTCAATGTCGTCAATAGCACCAATATTGATACTGCCGAGATTGCACACATCACTATCATCTTCACTGGTGACTTCTGTACAGGCATTCCTGAGTGTTTCATTTTCTTTATCTCCAAAGTTGAAGCTAAATCCGGGCTCGCCTGTCATTAATGCTTGGCGACAGTTCTGCACAAACGTTTCAGGTAAGAAACCATTACTAACAGCATCTAAGAACTTGTCATCGTAGTTCAGGCTAATGTTAGTCATGTCTAGCGGTGCAGGAAAGTTGAAGTTGTTCTGCTTAGCATCAAAGACTGTAACGCCTTCAGCGATAGGTAGTGCGTGCCAATCTTTAGCAGACAAGAATTTCTGTGCGTCACCATGCTGCCAGTTCAGCGAGGCATAGATAGCACTACGTCTACTGCCGCCCTGCATCACGTTTCTGCCTATTTCGTTTATAGAGTTCATTAGTGGCAACGGCCCTGACGCTTCCCCGCCTGTCCTGCCTAGTGGTGACCCGCTTGGACGAAAGACACTGTAGTCTATGCCAATGCCGCCGCCGCTCATCAAACAGTCGCTTGCTCGTTGTGTCAGCTTTCCCCATTCTTCTCTAGTGTCCTCTTCACCTTTCAACAGATAGCAGTTGTTATAGAAACTAGCCTGCCTGCCTGCGTAGTAAATGTAACGTCCACCTGCCATGAACTTAAACTGCTTCATAGCGTTGCCCAGATACTCTGAGTCTGTCTTGTTAAGGATACCTGTACAGACATCGTGCATAAGGTCGTCAACCTTCTCTGCCCAAGTCTGTGTTGGCGTTAATGCGTACTTATGTCGGAATATTGACTCACCAAAACTGTTTCTAAAATCGCTCATAATGCTTCCATCTCTGCTGTAATATCTGTGAAATTGATTTCTTTAAATTGGTCTAATGGCATCCAACAACACGGTTCGTAGTCTTCAGGGTCTCCCCTATCTTTCCTGCCTCCCATGCCTAGTCTAAATTTAACAGTAGCTAAGTCAGCATAGAGAACACAGTCAGAAAACTCCACAACTAACAGACATTTTGTGTCCGTCTGTTGTGCCAGTGTCTGAGCCGTTAGATACTTGTCTAGCGACAGCATATATTCAGAATATCTGTTACTAGGCATATTCCTTTTCTTTAGTTCAGCCCAAGCGTAGATTACACCGCCACGAGATAAGGCATAGTCCACCTTGTACTTACGACCTAGCTTTGTTGTCTTACAAGACCATTGATCTGATAACTTAGAGGCCAACCTGTCTTCTGCCGCTAGTGTGGTGCTGTTCTCATATACAGGTCTCATGCTGCTTGACCTCTATCTGAATCTTTGATAAATACACCTGCACCGTTTAAGTAGCCTGTACGGTCTTTAATGTCTAGATAGGCAACCTCTAAACACTCTTCCAATGTTAGCTCGTTCATCATGGCTAGGTTGTTCAAGACAACAAGGCAGTCACCTATGTCGTCTGCAATGTCCCTGTGCTTTGCTACGTTATCAGCAAGCTCGCCCACTTCACTAACTAGCTTTAAAGCCTGTGTAGGCACTGTACCGTTGACGAAGATACCACGTTCGCTGCTCCACTTTGTACACAGCTTTATTAGCTCATCCATTCTAGACATTGCACTGCTCCTCTATAAGTCTGTCCAAGTACCAACGTGCTTTGCGTAGGTCTTCTACACCGTTCTTGTCCTGCCAACGATGTGTGTACTTGATGACGTTACCGTTTAAATAGCCTAAGAACGCCTCACTGTTAAGACGTTCTTTCATGTACTCGATACACTCAATACCGTTTCCTTTGTAGTGGTTAGGATTGATAGCATCTTTACTAGTCTCTGAGGCTTTCTTTTCGGCGTTTAGTTCTTCGTTAACACGTCTAGCCTGCGCTCTACGTCTCTTGTTTACAGCGTCCCACTCTTCAGCAGGTGATTTGTCAAGGAAGCTCATCGTATTCTCCTAAATCTTCCAATATCTGATCTAATTTATCTTCTACCTTGTCTTCAAAACGATCTACTAACTCTGTGGAGTTTATCTCTAACGTCTCCAACACTGTTATCTCGTCTAGTAGGTAGAGCTGTTCTTTAATCTCCGTGAATGTCTTACTCATTCTGCCTTCTCTCCAAACTTCTTACGCAGGTATGACATACTAATAGGGAGTTCGTCAAAGCTGCCGTTATCAACCTCGTTAAACACCCAGATACCACGCCATGACAGGTTAGTCTGCGGCGACAGGTAAGACTGGTCTTCTTGGTAGAAGATACCTGCAAACAAACCAGTGACTGACACACCGTCAGCTCTACGAGCGTAGGCGATGTCTCTGTCCTGTACGTGTCCCATAACACAGCTTACCATCTTCTTAGTCAACATCAGCTTAGCAGACGCTACAGGGCGTCCCATGACACCGCTAGTGAAGTAGTGACTGTAAGCAATACCGTTAATCATCTTAACTTCTAAGAATGGCACTACTTCCCAACCCATCTTCTCTAGACCAAGATCAGCAAACGACATCAAACCTTCAAGCTCAGGACTGTCTTCTACTGCTCTAGTAATCCTGTTCTCGTGGTTACCCAGTAAGAACACTAGCTTAGGCTTCCACAGCTTGTGCTTGTTAGTGCGTAGGCGTGCCTGCTCTTCCTTGATAGGCGCTAGGAAAGCCTCCATAGCTTTCTTACCAGACTCAACATCAGCTTGGTAACGTCTGCCTTCAAAGGACTTCTTACCCTTATCGTAGCTAGACAGGCTAGGAAAGTCCCAGTGGTCGCCTAAGTGAATGATAACGTCAGGCTTCATCGCTACAGCGTACTTCCCTGCCCACGTTAGATGCTCTACGTTAGAGTCTGGTTTAACTTGTGTGTCTGGTATGACAAAGTGTCTCATGAGTCTTCTCCTGTGTATCCATATTCAGCCGCCAAGTCTTTAGCATACTGGACAGCAGACTCTAGACCATCGAGTAAGTTTTTAATGTCTGAGATGTGACTATCAGCAAAGCGGTCTACAATAAGCATACTCTCTAACTCCGCATCTATCATGTCTTCAAAAGAAACAAAGTCAGTTAGGACAGGTTCGCAAGCATCACCTATGAACAAGTCAATGACAACACCGTTATGGCTGATAGAACAGAAGTTAGTCAACTCTATGTTACGTGTGGTCATGTCTTCTTCCTCGCTGCACGTTCTTCGTTAGTTTTAGATTGATGACAGGTTAGACACAGACACTGCATACCGTCTGCTTCACAGAACAACCTCTCTGCGAACCCTGCAATGTCTTTGTAGCTGCTTAACTTACCCGCAGGAACAATATGGTCTACCTGTATTTCTTTGTTGGTAA